AATTATGCTAAATCTGCTTATTTAATAATTACAAAGAAATTATATTGTAATTATGCTGAAAATGAATCTTATAATTATCCAGAATTAACTGTACCTGATTATTGTTTATAATCTTACAAATTAATTATCTTAATTATCTTAATTATCTTAATTATCTTTATAAACAAAATATTGCATTAAACCCATTACTTTTGTATATCCAATAATATGAGGAATTTCAATTTCGTTTTCTCTAGACTTTGCTTCATTTTTAATAGAATCAAAAATGTCTTTTAAATCATCTTCTATTTTAAATTTTGTTTTATCTATTTTACCATTTTCTTTAAAAACAGCATATTTTGTAGGACTTTGTTCAACATTTTTTTTAATTATTCCAATTAAACATTTTAATACTTCTGATTGTGAAACTTTTTCATTTTCTTTTTTACCAACTAATTTTAATATAAATGGTGGTGCATTTTTAGGTTTATTAACAGAATATTTACTTTTATCTTTACTTTGTTTTAATTTTTTCTTTTCAAGTTTTGTATTTCTTTTGATATTATTAATTTGATTATTCATAAAATTTATATAATTATTATTTATTTCTCTGTAAGTACTAAAAAAAGAACACATTATTTTTTCAAGCTTATCCATATCTTTTTTATTTTCAATATTTATTTTTGATAATTTAACATTTGCTGAATTAATTTCTTCAATCATATTATCAAATTTTTCTAATGGAATTATATTATCTTGAAAAAATGACATATTATTATCATCATCTACTTCAGAACTAACATCACTATTATTAGATTCAGAGTCGTTATCACAATTTAATTCTATAATTTCACTCATTTTATATATCTTATTGTTAATTTTCTTTTAAGTAATTTTATAAGTATATTTTTTAATAATTATTTTTTTTTAATTAAAATTAACTTAAATATATATGAATAATAAATATATAAAATGAGTGATAATTTTTGCGTTATAAAAAGAAATGGAGTTAAGGAAGAAGTTAGTTTTGACAAAGTGACAAGAAGATTAAAAAAATTATGTAATGATTTAGATAAAGTTAATCCTATTATTGTTGCACAAAAAGTAGGAAGTCAGATTTATAATAATGTAACAACATCAGAGTTAGATGAATTAGCCGCACAAATTTGTATTTCATTATCAACACAACACATTGATTATGGAACATTGGCAAGTAGAATAATAATATCAAACAATCAAAAAATTACAAGTCCATCTTTTAGTGAAACAATATATATTTTATATAACAACAAGGATGATAATAATAATCAATGTCCTTTAATTGATAAAAAAATTTATGATATTGTCATGGCAAATAAAGATAAATTAAATGATGTTTTAAATTATGATAATGATTATTTGTTTGATTATTTTGGATTTAAGACATTAGAAAAAAGTTATTTAATGAAAATAAATGGAAATGTTGTTGAAAGAATACAACACATGTTTTTAAGAGTAAGTTTAGGAATTCATCAAGAAGATATTAAATCTGCTATAGCATCTTATCAATTAATGTCATTAAAATATTTTACACATGCCACACCAACATTATTTGCTTCAGGTACAAATCGTCCTCAATTAGCAAGTTGTTTTTTGCTTGGTATGGATGATAGTGTTAAAGGTATTTATAAAACAATTAGTGATTGTGCTGAAATTTCTGCTGGTGCGGGAGGAATTGGTTTATGTTTAAGTAAGATTAGATCTAAAAATTCATATATTAGAGGAGTTAATGGAAAATCAAATGGTATTATACCATTATGCAGAGTATTAAATGAATGTGCGCGACATATTAATCAAGCAGGAAGAAGACCAGGTTCAATAGCTGTTTATATTGAGCCTCATAATCCTGAAATTTTAGAGTTTTTAGAATTAAGAAAAAATACTGGAATTGAATCTGAAAGAGCAAGAGATTTATTTTTAGCTTTAACTGTTAGTGATTTATTCATGAAAAGAGTTGAATCAGACAGTGAATGGTGTTTATTCGATGCAGATGAATGTCCTGGTTTAGATGATACTTATGGAGATGAATATGAAGCATTATATTTGAAATATGAGTCGGAAAAAAAGGATAGGAAAAAACTACAAGCAAGAAAAATTTGGAACTACATTTTGACCAGTCAAATTGAAACAGGCACACCTTATATACTATATAAGGATTCCATTAATAAAAAAAGTAATCAAAAAAATGTAGGCATCATAAGAAACAGTAATTTGTGTGCTGAAATATTAGAATATAATGATTCGAAGGAATATGCAGTATGTACATTGGCATCTATTTCATTACCAAATTTTGTTAAGGAAGATTTAACATTTGATCATGAAAAATTAATTGAAATAATGGAAGTATTAGTGAATAATTTAAATAAAGTAATTGATATTAATTATTATCCTGTTCCTGAGACGCGTTTAAGTAATGAAAGACATCGTCCTATAGGAATAGGTGTTCAAGGATTAATTGATGTTTATTATAAAATGAAAATAGCTTTTGATAGTAATGAAGCAAAAGAAGTTAATAAGGAAATATTTGAGACTATGTATTATGGTGCGATGGTTGCTTCTTACAAACAAGCATTAAAACATGGTGCTTATAGTACATTTAAGGGAAGTCCATTAAGTAATGGATTATTTCAATTTGATTTATGGGAAATAAAACCATCAGACAAATATGATTGGGAAAGTTTAAGAAAGCAAATTATGGAAAGTGGAGTTAGAAATAGTTTATGTATTGCGTTAATGCCGACTGCTTCTACAAGTCAAATTTTAGGAAATAATGAATGTTTTGAGCCAATTACAAGTAATATTTATACACGAAGAACAGTTGCTGGAGATTTTGTTGTTATTAATAAATATTTAGTAAAAGATTTAAGTGAAATTGGATTATGGAATGATATTATGAAAAATAAAATTATTGAGCAAGGCGGTTCTATACAAGGAATAGAGGAAATACCACAAAATATTAAAGAATTATATAAAACAGTATGGGAAACGAAACAAAAACATTTAATTGAACAAGCGGCGGATAGAGGACCATATGTATGTCAGACGCAATCTATGAATTTATTTTTTGAAGAACCTACACAGAATACATTAACAAGTGCATTATTTTATGGATGGAAAAAAGGATTAAAAACTGGTTGTTATTATATAAGAACACGACCAAAAGCACAAGCACAACAATTTACAGTAGAAGCTAAAAGGGTACAAAGAAATGAACAAAGAAATGATGAAGAAAATAAACAACAAGGAAATGATACAAATTATGAAGCTTGTGAAATGTGTAGTGGTTAAACAAGAAAAAGAAGAAAAACAAGAATTAATTTAATTAAATTTAATTAATTTAATTAAATTAATTAATTTAAAAAAGATAAAATTTATGATTAATATAATTATTAGTGTAATGATTATATTATTAGGATTTCCTAAATCTGGTACAACATCATTTACATTTTTATTAAATAAAATTGGATATAAAAGTTATCATTGGACATTTAGAAATGATAAAGATTATATAGGAAATTGGATAAAAAAATGTAAATCACGTAATGAAAAATTATTATCATTTATTCCGAAAGATAAAAAACCAATAGCAATTACACAAATGGATATATGTATTGATGAAAATAATTGTTATTGGCCACAATTAGTAGATTATAAATTATTATATGAGCAATATCCAGATGCAATATTTATATTAAATGTACGTAAGCCAGAAGACATATTAAAATCTATGAAAAAATGGCAAAATTATGATAAAAGAATATTAACATATAATCCTGAATTATTTAAAAATATAGAGGGAAATAATGATGAAAAAATATTAAAATTAATAAATAAACATTATAATGAAGTGTGTAAATTTTTTGGTGAAAAAAAAAATAGTAAATTTATAAAATATGATATAATAAAGGATAATGTAAGTAAATTAAATAAATACATTGATACAAAAGGAATTCAATTTCCTCAAGTAAATAAAAATTAATAGAAAAAATTAAAGAATAAATAAAATTAATAAAGAATAAAAAAAGAAAATATATATATACAATAATGAAATCAGTAAAACCGTACATCTTTTTTTTACTTATATTTATATTGGTTATTTATTTATATTTTAATATGGGATATATAGAAATGTTTCGTAATTATTTTAGTATATTTTTATTAATTTGTGGTATTATTGGAGTATTTTTATATCCTATTGCTAATAAAATTCCTGATCAAGAATCATTTGAAGATATTAAAGATTTAGTTATTGAAAGATTTAGAAAAAAAAATAAATAAAATTAAATAAATTAAATAAATTAAATAAATTATTTTTTTTAGTTAATATTATAAAAAAAAAATATATTTTTATAATACCAGTTAATGCATATGTTTTTATAAACATTCATTATGGTCATAATTATAAATATTTATTTTTTGTTTTGGATTATATAATAATTCATTAAATGTTGAGACTTTGTCCCTTTTATTGAATTCATTTTTGAAATGTGGTTATAACATTTTTTTAATAAATAAAATTATTTATTTTATTTATTTTATTTATGTAAAAAATTGATTTTTTTAATTATAAAAAAAACATAAAATGAAAAATGATATAAACTATATTATTAATAATTTATGTAATTTAAAAATAAAAGATGAAGTTAAAGAAATTAAAGAAAAGGTAATTAATGAAATTAAAGAAAAGGTAATTAATGTAAGTAAAACAAACCTATTTGATATTATAGAAAAAGAAGATTTAAATTTATTAAAAAATAATCGTATAATAAATATGTCAAGAATTGATTGGGGTAAAACAATAGCAGTATCTAATCAATATATTCAGAGAAATATTCTAAGATATATGTTAAAACCATATGGTTATTTTGTTTATTCAACAGATGATAATGATATTCCTAATATAAATATTAAAAATAATTCACCAGGTTTTGATTTACTTATTATTACACCAACAAATGAATATATAAGAATTCAAAGTAAGCTTAGACAGGTAAAAGGATTAAACGATTATTCACAACAAGTACATTTTGAAACAACACGACGAAATAGTGAAAAAAATAAAAAAAAAAACCATACAGGTCATGTATGTTATTCATTAAATGAATTTGATTTTGTTATGATTTCATTAGTTAATGATAAAAAAAATAGAGATAAAATTAAAAATTGTAATTTATGGACATACTCTTTAATTTCTATTAAGGATATTGAAGATAAAAAACATAATTGTTGTTATAGTCATATTAAACCAGAAATATTAAAGAAAAATATAATTAACATAAATGATGATATAAGATATAAATTTTTACTATAATTTTTTTATACTTTCTATAAATAATTCTTTACCTTTATAATTAATATCAAATAATATATATTTTCTATTTTTTTTTATACATGCACGTCCAAGAGTTCCAGAACCAGCAAATATATCTAAACATAAATCATTTTCATTAGTATATAATTGAAGAATTCTTTCAAGTAATTTAACTGGTTTTTGTGTGGCATAATTAATTTTTTCTCCTGATTGAACATTATTTATATCACACCATATATCACGTAAAGGAATACCTTCCATTTCATCTAAAAATCTTTTAATTCTTGGTAATCCTTCTTTATTATATTCTAATCTATTTTCATTATGTAGTTTTTCCATTTTATCTTTTGTAACATACCATTGTTTATCAAAATTATTCCATACATATCTTAAATTCATTCTAGGATTAACATCAGGTTGTGAATTATAAATAGCTGTGGTTACATATTCTTTTTTATGTATATTACAAAATTTAACATTAGATTTCTTTTTATATTCTTCATCATAATTAAAATAAATTGGATTAAAAATTTGATTATTTGTTTTTGAATAAACAATTATTGTATCATGAAATCTATTTAATTTAAATTTATTTTTAGCATTACCACCTGTTTGCCATACTATTTCATTTCTAAAATTATGAATACCAAATATTTCATCACATATAATTCTAAAATAATGTGATATTTTAGGTTCTATATGTATCAATATTGTACCAATATTTTTTAAAACTCTATAACATTCTTGTACTCTTAATTTTATAAATTCGATATATTCTTCTTTATTTTTAAATTTATCATCAAAATCAAAAAAATTTCTACCTGTATTATATGGAGGATCAAAATATATTAAATTAATTGATTCATCTTCAAGTTTTTTTAATAATTCTATATTATCCCCTACATAATATTCATTCTTATTTATATTATTAATTTGATTATTAATTTTATATTGTTCATTTTGTTCTTCTATTTTTAATTCTTTTAAATGAATATTTAATAAATCTATTAATTCATTTTTATTTTTTGACTTACATCTTTTAATTCCTTTTTCTTCACATTTTAATAATAATTCTGTTTTTGATAATTTTATTAAATCAATTTCTTTAATATTAGTATCCATATTTATATTTTTAATATGATTATTTAATTCATTTTTATTATTATTATTAAAAAAACTCATTTATAATTTAAATATATATTTTGTTTTTAAATAATTTAACAAATATTATTTTAAAATTTTAGTATATTATTGATTTTTATTGATATTTTTACTAATTATTTATGTACATTATTTTTTAAAATATTAAAAAAAAAGAATATAAAATTATAGTTTTATGTATTAAATTAATGAAATTATAAATTATAAAATGCGATGGATGTCCAGTATTTTATATAATAATTAATGAGTAGTAATAATTCATTATTTTAATTAATAATAAATATAATTTATTATTAATTTTGATTAAATAAATATAATTTATTAATTTTGTAAATTAGATTATGTAAGTTAATTTCATTAAATCAATTTATATAATATTTTACACCTTTGAACATTTAAAATGTCGAATTTAATACGACATTATCACAAAGATATAAAAATTTGGTTATAACTAGTCGTGTAACTGGTATGAATTTTTAAATGGCAATTTGTCAATTAATTTGCATTTTGCTTAACCTATTTTAAATAGTATTAATTGACACCATGAGTAAATCTTTATAGATTTCAAACTATTCAATACTAATACAAGTTATTAACATTTCTTTAAATAAGTTTTTATTTTTTGTCATATTAAATTCGGCATTTTAAATGTACAGAGTTTTAAAAAATAAATTATATTTTTTATTTAAAGATATAAATATATATTATATATAGCATTTTTAAATGTATTAATTAAAATTATGAAATACTTAAGGATGTCCAGTATTTTATATAATAATTAATGAGTAGTCATTATTCATTATATTTTTAATAATTAAAATAATTAATTATTAAAAAAATTGAATTAAATTAAAAATTAAAATATATTAAAGTTTAATTTTTTAATACTTTTTAATTATTCAAAGATGTCTAATAAATCTAAGACTATACTAACACCTGTTTCAAAAGATGAAAATTTTTTTGATAGTTTTGTTGAAGGAAATAATTCTCCTGAAGTATGTTTTGAAACAAAAGAATATTTTAGTAATCCAATAAATTGTATTTATTGTGTTACCAAAGGAAAACCTGATAATGAAAAAGGAATTAAAGGATGTACAACTCATAATGGAGAAAACAAAGGAAATATTCATCATGAAGCAGAAAAATGTATTAAAAATCCAAAAAATATATTTGATATTTCTGGTATTGATTTTATTAAAGAATTAAAAAAAAATGGTATGGATACTGGAACAAAAAAACTTATTTACAATACATGTATTATTAATTTTACTAAAAATTGTATTAATTGTATGGAAAATAGATATAAAGAAATAAAAATTAATGATAAATATTCTATTAAGTTTTGCTGGTCAAAAATTAAAGAAGGATTAAATACAATTTGTATTGGTTTCCATTCCAATTTTAAGTTTAAAATTTCTAATAATAAAATAATAAAAGAAAGTATTATGATTAGTATTTTCGATGGATATGAAAGAAGTAAAAAAACAATTGATATTCCATTGGTTGAACCAATGGAAGAAAACTTTAATGACAAAAGAACTGAATTTCCTGAATTAGGAAATGGTAAAATTTCACCTACTAATCAATTATGGTTAGATGTTAAAAACACTAAAGTTGGTTCTGTTGAAGATGAAGCATCTGTTAAAAGTTCTCGTATTTCTGATGTGACAGATAATGATTTTTCACCATCATTTAATGTTAAAGGTAAAAAATCAAATGATTTTAATGGTAAATCTGAAAAATCTGAAAAATCTGAAAATGTTGTTGTTTTAGAAACACCAACAATAATAAGAGAAAAAACAGAAAAAAAAGAAAAAGAAGTTTCATCTATAAAAAATAATGATTTAGAAGAAATTCATTTATTGAGAAAAGAAAATGAATTATTGAAAAAGGAAAATAAAATTCAAAAAGATGGACTTAATGCTTTGAAAACTTTAATGATTAATGATACTAATACAGAAAAAGAAAGTATTAAAATTCAAGAATTAGAAGAACAAATTCAAGAATTAAAAGAACTAAATGAAAAATTAATTTTTGATAATAATAAAAAAGACAAGTCTATTAAAAACTTAAGAATGACTAATGAACAATCAGATAATTCAAAAAAATTAAGTGAAAAAGACAAACAAGAAATAGTAAAAGATTTGAATAATGTTTCTTCTCTTATTACTAACGCAGTTTTGAATTTTAAAGGTTATTAATAATTTATAATATATTTATAAATTATTAAAATTTTTAAAAAATTAAATTATAAAAATTAAATTATAAAAATATATATAAATAATAATAAATTAATCAATTATTATGAACAAGATGCTATTTCATCAATAATAAATTTAAATAAATTTTTTCTATGTTTTTCTTCACTTAATTTAACTATAAAAGATTGATTATTACATATTTCATCTAAATCATTAATTATTTTTAAATTATTTACTCTATATAATTCATTTTCAATATTATTAAACAGTACATCTTTTATATAAAACGCATTATTATCAATTATCCATTGATTATTATAATATTCAAAACTTCTTTTTCCTTTTATTTTTATAGGATATGGATTTTCTGAATTTAATTTATTTTTATAATAATATCTAAATATATTTAATATTGTTCTATGGTCTCTATATCTTAATGAATCTTTTATAACTTCTAATGGTAAATTCATTTTTTCTTTTTGAAAATTTTTAATTTTACTTGATACTAATGAATTACTCATTTTATTAAATGTTTCATTTATTACTTCATTTGATGAAGTATCTTCATCTGAAATATTACAAATTTCTGAATTTTCTTCATTATTAATCAAATTTTCCATTTTATTTATTTTTTCATTTGTTTTTTCTGATGTTTTATGAAGATTATTAACAATTATTTCTAATTTATTTACTTTATCTTCAATAAAAACTAATTTATTATTTAATTTATCAAATAATTCTTTAATTCTATTATTTATTAATAGTAAATCAGACATTTTATAAAGAATATATGTTTAGTTATGAAGTAATTAATTTTCATTTTTTATTATTTTATTAAAAAAAATTATTTTTTAATAAATATATAATTTTTTAGATATAAAGATTAAAAATTAAAAATGAAAATAATAAATAATTTTATTATTTTTTTTTTTCAATTTAAAATTTTACATTCATTTCAAAATATAATAAATATACAAAAATATAAATCAATTATTAAAAAAAAATATTCATCTCATATACATTTAGGTTATAGTAAATCAAGAAAAGTATTATTTAATCACATTAACTATAACTTAATTTATATAAATCAAATAACTAATATTTATAATAAAATAAAAATTAATAATCTAAATTGTGAGCATGTATGGTGTCAAAAATATTTTAATTATAAAGAGCCAATGAAAAGTGATTTACATATTATGTTTCTATGTAATTCAAAAATAAATTCACATAGAAATGATTATAAATTTAGTGAAATTAAAAATAATTATATAACATTAAATGATGAAGGTTATATCTTAAATAATAATTATAATATTTCAAATTATAATAATATAAATAAAATTTTCAATAATAATTTTAATATAAAATATAATAAAAAAAATAATAATCAAAAAATATTTGAACCTCAAGATTATTCAAAAGGAAAAGTATGTAGAAGTATTGCTTATTATAGTTCAATATATAATGATACATATATAGATCAAATTATTGATAATAAATGTTTAATTGAATGGAATAGAAAATATTTACCTGGATTAAATGAAATTAGAAGAAATGAAATTATACGAATAGAGCAAAAAAATATTAATCCTTATATAAAATATCCAATTTTAATTGAGTTATTATATAATAATGAATTAAATATATTTTATATTATAAAATTAAGTATTTATTCAATATTTTGCATATTATTAAGTGATATTTTTAAATTTAATTATTTTATAAAAAAAATATTGTTTTAATGTAGTTATGGTTGAACAAGCTCCATATATACTTAAAATTCATAAAATTAAATCATTAAATAATATGAATAATATTAATATGAAAAATAATAATATTTTTAAAAATAATAGAAAAAATATTAAAAACAAATTTTCACCTTTATCTGGTTCAGAATTAAAATATGAACCTAAAAAATGGAACAATGAAAAAGTAGTTAATAATCATAATTGTTATAGTTATGCAATGGGAAAAATAGTTCATAATTTAAAAGATAAAGCACAACCAGGTTATGCTTCTGGTTTTGATTATTTAACTAATTCAAATATGAGTTGTAAAAATATGAAAAAAAGATTATTAAAAGATAATCCTGGATCTTATATAGAAAAATTTAATAATAGATGTATTCCTGGATTTTATAAGGTATTTTTAGCATTAGATGTTGGCAATGATTATCATTGGTGGAGGCAAGATAAAAATTCATATTGGTCTCATAAACCAGGTTCAACAAATATTAGTAATCTGGATGGTAATAATAAATTAATAATTAATCCATTAAAATCAAGTAGAAAATTTACAAATAGAAATTATAATAAAGCTTGTTTTTATGCATGTATTCAAAGTGATTTAAGTAGAACATTAGATGATATTTATAAAAAATAAAATGTTTTTATAAATTATGGTAGAAAGTCCTTATATATTAAAAATAAATTTTAATACAAATGATAATTTATTAACAAAAAAAATTAAGCAAAGAAAACATTTTTCACCTTTATCAGGTTCTGAATTAAATTATGAGCCTCAAAAATGGAATGTTCCACAATTTAAAAATACACATAATTGTTATGGATATGCTTTAGGAAAAAGAGTTAAAAAAGTTTCAAATAAACAACAACCAGGGTATAGTTCTGGTTATAAACATATAAAAAATAGTGAATATGAATGTAAATATTTTTATGAAAGATTAAAAAAAGATGTTCCTGCAAGTTATTTAGAAACTTTTGATAATAAATGCTTACCAGGATTTTATAAAATTTTTTTAGCTTTAGATAAAGAAAATGATTATCACTGGTATGTTCAAAATAGTAATCAATATTGGTCTCATAAACCAGGACATAGTGAAGTCACTGATGTTGATGCTTCTAAAAAAAAAATAAATAATCCTAATTTAGCCAATAGAAATTATGGATATTTAAACTATAAAACAAGTTGTTTTTATGCTTGTGTTCATAGTGATTTATCAAGAGCATTAGAAAATATTTATAATATTGTACCTGATAAACAACATAATAAAAATAATAATTTTTAAATAAATATAATTTATTTATTTATTTATTTATTTATTTATTTATTTATTTATTTATTTATTTTAGTTGTAATAATAATTTTGTAATATATTTTTGTATTTGTAATATTTTAAAATCAAATTTTTTGTCATAACTTTTTCTTAATTTATAAAATTCATCCATTAATATTTTAATTTTTTGAATAATAATTTTATTTTCTTTATCTTTATATCTATCAACATCAATTTTTGTACCATTAATTAAAGTTAATATTTCACTTTTTTTATTTATTGATTTGTTTATTGATATATTTTTAGCATTTAAACTATTATTTTCAATATCTAAAACTTCAATATATATATCTTTTTTTAATTTAATTAATATTTTTAATAATATTAATAAATTTTTATTAAATAATTCTAAAAATTCTTTAAAATATTCAAAACATTTTGGTTCTAATAAATTAATTCTTAATAATTGTAAAAAATTAAATTTATTTTCATAATCAATATTATTTAATATCTTTGCTTTTTTTTCAGATTCGTTTAATTTTTTTTTTTCATCTCTTTCTGATAAATCTTTTAATACACTTTCTTTATTTTTTAAAATATCTATTATTTTAAATCTTGAATTAACATCTTTTACTAATGGATGTTCAATATTTTTTTCTAATTGTTCTTTTAATTTTATTTCTTCTGTATTTTCAATAATACTTTTAAAATAATCTCCAATTAATTCTTTTTCAAAAATTTTATTATAAATATCAAATAATTTTATTTTTTTATTTCCATTAATATTTACTTCTTCATCTAATTGAATATTTTTTATTATTTTTAAAAATTTTTCTTTTATAGATGATAAACCATTATTTTTTTCTTCTTTTTTTTCTGAATTATTACCACCACCTCTAAATAAATTTAATGGATCTTTTATTTTACCTTTTGTACTTTTTTTTGATTTACCATCTTTACTTTTTTTACCTTTTTTCCCTTTATCATCTTTACTTTTTTTTTTTCTTTTTTTACTTTTATCATCTTTCTTTTTAGTTTTTTTTATGTCTATTATTGAATATAATTTTTTTATATTTTCTTGTGTTTCTTTTATATTCATAACTTCATTTAACTTCAATTCTTTTTCAAATAATAATACCATTGTGTAAAAATATGTATAAATGAAAATAAATTGTGGAGATTGATTATATAAATTATTTTTATTATTCTGAGCATTTTTTAAAATATTTTCATAAAAATCTTTTTGATTATTAAAATTAGGTTTTGATAAACCTTTATTATTATTTAATAAATTAAGAGTTAAAGTAAATAATATTCTTAATAATAATTCACCAATTTCATATTTAAAATTATCATTTATTTCAAAAATATTTTCTTTTATTTTTAAATTAATATTATTATTAAATTTTATATTGGGATTATTATTATGTATCATAATATTTTTTAATTTTATATGAATAATCTTTTCTAAAGGTTCTATTTTTAAAAAATTAGTTTTTAATCTTTTTAGTAATTTTTCAGATTTTTCTTTTTTTATTAGTGAATTAGATTTTAAATTTAATATATTATTTTTAAATTTATTTGTAATATTATTTTTTATACTTAAAATATTATTTGAAGTAATATCATTATTTTTAACATTTTTAAAATCAAAAAATAAAAATTTAATAAATATTTTCATACTTTTTTTATTTTTTTTTAATTCTTCAAATAAATAATTATTAACCATATTTATTTGTTCTTCTATTTCATCATTTTGATTATTTGTATTATTTGTATTGCTTGTATTAGTTGTATTACTTGTATTATTTGTATTATTTGTATTATTTGTATTATTTGTATTATTTGTATTGCTTGTACTTTTTGTTTTAGCAATTAAATTATTATTATTATTGTTATTATTATTATAATTATTATTATTCATACTATATTATATTATTTTAATTTATTTTTTATTAATTCTAAATATTTTATTTTAATTTTTTCAATCTCACTTAATATTTCATTTTTTAAACTAACATCATATAACATTGTTTGAACAATTCTAAATATAAAATATGATATATTATAATTTATTTTTGAATTTAACAATAATAATTTATGTTTTGATACATCTGATTTTTTTATAATTATTATACTTTCAGTTGATTTTTTTAAATATATATCAAATTCTTTTAATATATAATTCTTTAAATTTGATTTATCTTTATCACTTAATCTTGTACTTTTTAAATAAAACTTTTTACTAAATATATTTTTATCTAAAACTTCTATTGGAATACAATTATTAAATATTTTTATCATATAATTAACAATTCTATAATTAACTTTTCTTATTTTTTTTAATTTATCTGAATTAAATGTTAATATTCCTAATGCTGATTTTATATCATCATTATCATTAAATAATGTACCAATAAATAATTTATCATTTTTATCATAATGATCATTTTCACTAAAATCAGTAAAAAATGTAGATGTCGAAGAATTAAGTAATCCATTAAAATCTTTATCTACCAATAATTTATCTTTAATATTTTTTCCAGTATATATTATATCATAATTAACAAAATAAATAAGATCACTATATTCTTTATCTATATATACACCATAATTTTTACCAATAATATTAGGTAAAAACATTTTGTATAAATTATTTAATAAAATTTTTTTCATTTTTAATAATGATTGATTTAATTTATCAATATAATTTGTAAAATTTTCATAATCTAAATTTTTATATATAGTATTATTTGATAATTTTAAAGAAATAACATAATTATTAACTTTTTTATTTATAAAATTCCAATAAATATCATAAAATAATTGAATATTTCTAAAATAAAATAAATACAATATTTTATAACAATCATTTAATAAATCTTTTGATAAATTGTTGTACTTTATATTATTAATTATATTAATATATAATAATTTCTCATTATTTAAATATTTTTTATAATTTTTTATATAACCTATAATTTTATTTGAATTTATTTTTACAAAATTATTATTTTTAATTTCATATGGAATAATATATTTTTCTTTAAATAGATATTTTGTTTTTCTTTTATTTACTTCTTTAATTGTCATTATATCCATCATTTTCATATCAACATTATCAATATAATCTTTTATGTATGAAATTTTATTTAAGTTTTTATTATTTAATAATTTACATATTTGCTCACTAAATTTTAATTTTGAATATTGTAATGGCACTTTAAAATAAAATTCTTCAAAATTATCTATCATTCCTCCTTTAGGTATTCCATGTATGTTAAATAATATATTATTAAAAAGATCAATTATATTTGAATATGTTTCTATTGATGGTTTTGTTAAAACAGGATAAATAATACCTAATGTTGGATAAGAATTATTAATATATTTACCTTGTGTATAAATATCAAGACTAAGATTATTTCTATTAATATTATTAATAAAATTACTTGAGTTTAATAATGATGAAGTAATTAAAGTAGATTTATATAAAGGATTGGATATAACTACATCATTTGTTTTAAATAATTCTTTTATATTTGATTTTATATCTATTTTAGAAGCAATTTTACTTCTGATTTCAAATACTTTTTTACAAAATATATCAACATCTCCATTTTTTTTAAAATTTTCATAAACATTTAATAATTCTTGCATTTCCAAATTAGTTAAAGGATCATAATCAAAACTTAATTCATTTTTTAATTTTAATAATTCACTTTTATATTTACTAAATATAGAATTATTTATACTTCTTTTATTCATATTATTTTTTGTAATATCATTTGTATCTTTACATAATAATTTACTTGTTAAATAATAATTAAATAAATTATTCATATTAATAAATAATAATATTTTTATTTAATTTTATAAAAGAATATAATATATTTAATTGTAATTAATTGTAATTAAATTGTAATTTAATTGTAATTAAATTGTAATTTAATTGTAATTTAATTGTAATTAAATTGTAATTAAATTGTAATTAAATTGTAATTAAATTGTATTTTTATTTAATTAATAATTTCCAAATTTTGAATTTATATTATTATCATTTCCTGTTACATAAGTATTTAATGAAATACCATCTAATCCCATATGTGGAGATGATGGATATAATGTAGATGGTAATTCATTTGACATATTTTCATTACTTAAACTTGATAAAATAATAAAAAATGTAATAAATAATAATATATTACAAAATAATGCATCTTTGGTAAAACCCATAATTGGATAAGTTAATATACAAGCTAATAAGATTGATATAATTAAAGGTTTTAAATTAGGTCTATATTTTAGACTATTTGGTATTTTTATAGTAAAATTTTCTATTGTACTCATATAAATTATAATAATATTTTATTTATTTTAAATTTTTATTAATTTTTTTATTAATTTTTTATTAAGAAACAAAGTTAATAATTTTATAAATTAAATCTTCGTTTATATTTATATTTGAATGTGTTCCATCTACTAAATTGAATTCATTACAATATTTTTTTAATGGTTTTATTTGATTAATGTCAATTAATTCGTCTTGACAACTATGAATAATCATTGTTTTCATCTTTTTTTTTAACATATTTTTTTTATTTCTATTTTCTAAATAATCTATTGTTTCAAATCCTAAATGATTTATCAATAATCCTAAATAATTATGAATAACTAATTTTTGAATAATTTCTTTAATATCAGAAAATGTTGATTGTAATATTAAATATTTAATATTTAACATATTTCCTAAATTAGCACTAATAGCACCTCCTATTGACTCACCGTAAAATATTATATTTTCATGTTTAAATTGTTTTTCATTGATTAAAAATTCATAAAATAATTTTCCACTTTGAACACAATTTTCTTCATTTGGATTTCCATTACTTAATCCAAATCCGGGATAATCATAAAAAAGAAGATTAAATCCCATTTCATAAAATTTTTGTATATAATTTAGACGATATGATATATTTCCGGCATTTCCATGAAAAAATAGAATGACTTTATCTTTTAATCTTGGATTATTATTGTTTTCATTTTTTATATACCATCCATGAATTTTATTGTCTTGATAATTTATATAAATATTATTATATTGAAGATTTAATAATTCAGGTGTTTTTTCTATTCCTTTTACAGGAAAGAAAACAAATTGTTCAATAATATTTTTAAACATAAATTATAGTATACTTATTTTTTTTATATTAAAATTAAATTATTTATAAAAAAAATTGAATTTATTTGAAATTGAAATAATAATTTTCTATAATAAATAATATGAAATCACATTACATTATACATGGAACGGATTCTGAAAATTTAGAAACTATATTAGAAGATGGATATATAAAGAAAAATAAAAAAACAGGAATATTACAAGATGAAAATAATACAAATCAAATATTTACTCAACTATTATTGAGAGATTTACCCTATGAAAATAAACAACAAAATATACATTGGGGACGCGTTTGTTTCATATTAGACATTAATATTTTGAAAGATTATCCATTTTATGCTTGTCATATTGGAGATTTTGGAAAAACATTTTCAAAAGGGTTTCATCAATCATCTAATTATGTAAAGGGAAAAGGAAATTTGAAAAAAATTCCTAATTTAAACCCTTTAAAAACTAATATGATTAAATATATGGAATATAAAAGCCCTGTAAGTTATATACATAGTCATGAAATATTATTTGGAAAAAATATAAATTTAAAAAAATATTGTTTATGTATAACAATTAGAACAAATAAAGAAAGTATTGAAAAAGGTGAATATGTAAAATATGAAAAAATGGCATCCAAATTAGGAATACCAATTAAATATGAATTGTATCAACAAGGAAATACAATTCATCAATATTCAATTAATAAATTTGTTGATTTAATAGAACATTAAATCAATATATAAATTTGTTGATTTAATTTATAAAAAAAATGATTTATAATTAAAAGTTAATTAAAATAACATAATAATGTCAAAAAAAAAGATTGAATGTACATTATGTACAGAAAAAAAAAATGCTAATGATATTATTATATGTCCTTATTGTAGTGTTGAAATATGTGAGCCATGTTTTCAATATGGATTAACAATGGAATTACAAGACCCGTTATGCATTTATTGTAAAAAAGCTTTAAATATTGAATTTATATTATCAAATAATGATACAGAATGGTGTAAAGAAGTATTTTTAGAATATTATTCCAATTTATTATTGGAAAAAGAGAAGAATAAATTAATGGACACAATGCCAAAATATAAAATGATTTTAGAATTAAGAAATTTAAAAAATGAAAATAGATTATTATTAACAAATAAGAAAATTGAATATTATTTAAAATCACAAGATTTATCTAAAGATAAATTTGATAAACAATATGAAAAATTAATTAATAAAAGAAATGAAAGAAGAAACGAATTAACAATAAAAATTAATGTTTTAGAAAATAAAATATATAATTCAAGAAAATTAAAAAAAGAAAAAACTGATATAAGTTTTATAGCTAAATGTCCAATTGAAACATGTAAAGGACTAATTAACAATAAATATACTTGTGAAATGTGTGATATTTCATTATGTAAAGCATGTTTAATGATACGGGAAACTGACCATACTTGTGTCAGAGAAAATATAGAATCATCGGAAATGATTATGAAAGATTCAAAACCATGCCCCAATTGTTATATTCCTATTTTTAAATTAAGTGGTTGTAATCAAATGTTTTGCACAAATTGTCATATTGTTTTTAACTGGATAAGTCTTAAAATAGATAAAGGTCCTGTTCATAATCAACATTTTTTTGATTATTTAGCATCAATAAATAATGTTGGAGACCAGGCACGATTAGAAAATAATGCATGCGGACATATTCGAGAATTATATCCGAAAATTTCTTTTTATACAAGATTATCGTGGATACATCATTTGTTTTTATTAAATCAAGAAATTGAAGCTGATTTAATAAATGAATATAAAAATTTAATTAAAGATAATTTTGAAGATTATAGAATTAAATATTTATTTGATGAAATTAATGAAAAATCATGGAAAATGCGAATTATGAATGATACAATTCATAATGAATCAATTCGTTCTTATATTGAAATAATGGAAATGTTTTTGACTGTTAGTTCAGATATTATTCGTCGGATTTGTTATGAATATGATGAATTATTGGCAGAAAAAAGAAAAATAACGAAACAAATAATAAAAGATTTTTTTGAAGAATTAGGTGAAGAATTAAATGTTCAAGAAATTTTAGATTTACTTGTTATATCATTTAATGATTATAGATATCTATTAACTAAAGATGATGCTATTGAATTGGTAGATATTTATTTAGAAAATAAAGAACATTTCTTTTCTAATGATTTTCAAATATTTGATGATTTAAATATAAATATTTTTTATTCAAAAGAAATATTTTATGATATAAATTCAAAATATAAAATAATAAAACAAGAATTTATTAATCATTTTAAAAAAGATTTAGATGAAACACATGAAATATTTGGAAAAGATTTAAATAAAAATGCTTATACTATATTACATAGACATTTATATAGTGATTTTTAATATTTTGTGATTTTTATTATTATATAAATTTATATTTATATAATAATATATTATATATATGATTAATAAAAATAATAAAAATAATAAAAATAATAATAAATATATTTATATATTATTACCATTAATAATTATAATAATTTTGTTATTGTATATTTTTTATTATATTTATGTAAATAATGAAGATGCTATTCAATTATATAAAGAAGCAAAAAATAAATCTATAAAAGAAAAAAAGAGATTATTAGTATTAGGTAGTCCTACTTCAGCATCTGGTAAATTTATAAAATTATTTACAAAAACATATGGTTGTGGTGATATATGTATAGATATGAATTGTTGTTTAAATTGTGAAAATACACTATGTGATAAAGTAGAAGATGTTTTATATAAATTTCCATCAAATAAATACATTATATTTGAGTCTGGATTATTAGAAGTTGTAGATAATGATAAATTAAATTATATAATAAAAGAAATGTATAGAATTGCTGGAAATAAAGAAAATATATTTTCAAATCATCATATACAAAAACATAAATGGTATTTTAAAAATATATATAATCCAATATATAAATATGCAAATGAAGGAAATATAAATAGATTTGTAATTGAATATCCTCCATTAAATAATTATAAATTTGAAAATTTATAATATTATATATATGGCAAGTAAAAATAAAATTAAAAATAAAAAATTTTTGTATAAATAATTATGAAATAGTTATATTTTTATTTTTTATAATTTTTTCAATAATTATATAAATATTTACATTTTAATTTTATAAAAAATGAAAAATGTGAATTAGAATAATAAATGAATATAAGTAAAAATTAATAAATAATAACTGAATATAAAATAGAATAAATGAATAAAATTTATATTATAAATGAAAATAAAGTAAAAAAAACAAAATTTAAAAGTTTAAGAAAGTCAAGAATAAATTTTATTAAAAATTTATTTAAAATAAAAAAAAAATATAAAATTTATGAAGAAAATAATGTAAAAACAAATAAATTAAATATTAATAATATTTATATTTTGGATGATACAGGTAAAGATAAAGATAAACATAAAAATAATTTTTTTGAAAATATATGTAATAAATTGAGATTTAGTTTATAAAATATATTTTTTATGGAATAATAAATTATGGAATTTATTAAAAATTTTTTAAAAAATAGTGGTTGTTCATATTGTCAAGAAAATGATTACAGTGAAATAGAAGATATAAATAAAAAATGGTGTTTATATTTAAAAGAAACAGATATGTTTTCTTGTTTAATATTATATAATGAAAAAAATCAAAAAGATATTTCTTTTTATGTAAATATTAATGATAAAATAAAATTATTTCAAAATGAAAAATTAGTTTTAGAACTTGAATATATATCAAAAAGTAATGATAATAATTATGCAATTTTAGTACCATTAGAAGAATATCAAGATTATTATAATGAATTAGAAAAAAAAAATAAAAAATATGATGAAAATTTAAAATCACATTTTGTTGATTTTTATGATATTATTTTTTAAAAATAATTTAATAATTTAATATTTTATTATAGTAAATGGATAAAAAAATTATAAGAATGGATACTATATTTTCTTATTGGTTATTTTTATGGTTTTTATTATTTATATGTAAATTAACAAGTTATAATCCATATTTTGGTTTAGTTATTGGTTTAATTTTAAATATTTTAATGTTAATTATTTATTTATATTATAAAAATTATTATAAAGCATTTTTATTTGTTATTGTAAATATAATTATTAAAGTTATTCCAATTTATATATTAAGAAAAAGTAAAATTATGAAAAAAGATATATATGCATTTTTAATATTATATGTTATTTATTTATTTTATTGTTATATTTTAGAAATTAATATTTATAATTTTGATATGAATAGTTTACAAAATAAAAAAATTAATGCACCTTTTATGTTTTATTTAGATAAATTTATACAATTTTTTAATAAATAAATAAATATATAATTTCATATTTTTAATTATTTAAAATTACTTTACACCCTAGAAATTTTAAAACACCGGTTTTACTTAACAAAATAAAACTATAAGATTTGACCGTTTCAGGCCATGTAAATTTTGGTTTTGAGAATTTACTCTGAGGATTTATTCTCTAAATAAGAATAAATGGGTTAGCAACACCCCGTCGTCATCCATAAGGTACGCCTGTGACAGCACTATAGGTTCTATTTCGAAGAAACAGCTGTTGTACATATTCGTTTGCTAATAGTTATATTTCCTTAATAATTAACACATAGTAATGTTTTATACATATTAAGCCCTAATCAGAAATATAACACGAAAAATATATATTGAATCATTGAGTAGGAAGAATTACTTTCATACCATAATTACTACTTCCAGTAAAATAGACCATTCTAAAATCTTTTTAAAATATATAATATTGTCATTTTTTTAAATATTTTCAAAACCGGCATTTTAAAACTTCAAGGGTGTAAATATAAATTATTAAAAAATTAATTAAATTCTTTAATAAAAAAATAAAAAATGAATAAAATTATACTTAAAAATTATATAATATTAATATAATATATTCATATGACACAATTACTACGCGAATTACAAAATGTTAATAATTTAGAAAGTATAGATAAAATTCAGTTTAGTTTATTTAGTCATGATGATATTAATAGAGGTTCAGTTGCGGAAATATTAACCTTTGATACTTATGAAGGTAATATGCCTAAAAACAATGGTTTATTTGATCACAATATGGGATCAATAGACGCCGCTATTATATGTCCAATTGATGAAAAGAAAGCAGAACTATGTCCTGGTTATTTTGGTAAAATAGATTTAGCATTACCAGTGTTTAATTATCATTTTATGCCATTTATTGAAAAAACATTAAAGTGTGTATGTTTTCATTGTTCAAAACTTTTAATAAATAAAAATGATCCATTAATATTAAAAGAATTAAATAATAAAAAGGGTTCAGCAAGATTTAAGACAATTTATGAATTAAGTATAAATAGTAAAGAAAAAAAGTGTATTTATAATGGAGGTTGTCAAGCATTACAACCAACAAAATATACAAGAAAAACAAAAACAAAAGAAAATAATAATATAGTTAAAATATTTGCTGAATTTGCACAAAATACATTTAAAGATTCAGAAAAAGCAACAAATTTACAGAATTTTACACCATTAGTAATATATCAAATTTTTAAGAAAATTAAAGATGAAGATGTTGATTTCATGGGATTATCATCTAAATATAGTCGTCCAGAATGGATGATAATTAATAGTTTGGCTATTCCACCACCAGCGGTTAGACCATCCATTAGACAATCTGATAATCAAAGATCAGAGGATGACTTAACATATGGATTAGCAATGATTGTTAAGGCAAATAAAACATTAAAAAATGCGATTGAAAATAATCCAACTAATAAAAAATATATTGATAATTCACAAGGATTTTTACAATACTGTGTAAGTACATATATGGATAATGAAATTCCTGGAATTGGACAACAAACTCAACGTTCAACATTTAGACCATTAAAGGCAATTACTCAAAGATTAAAGAGTAAAGATGGAAGATTAAGAATGAATATTATGGGAAAACGTGTTGATTATTCGGCAAGAACAGTTATTTCTGTTGATCCAAGTTTAGATATTGATCAATGGGGAGTTCCTATTAAGATTGCGATGAATTTAACTTTTCCTGAAATAGTTAATATTTATAATATTGAAAAATTAAGAAAAATGGTATTAAATGGATCAAATAAATATCCAGGAGCTAAAACGGTTACAAAGGGTAAATATGGTAATCAAAGAAATATATCATTAAAGCATGTTGATGTTGTTAAAATTGCTAATGAATTAGAAATTGGTGATACAGTACATAGACATTTATTGGATGGAGATCCTTGTTTATTTAACAGACAACCTACATTACATAAAATGTCTATGATGACACATAAAATTGTAATATTACCACATAGTACATTTCGATTAAATGTGACAGTATGTAAGCCATACAATGCAGACTTTGATAAACGAATGTTTTCACTATAAAATTATAGTGAATAATTCTCTGTCAAAAACAGGGGGACTGAAAAGGTTGATACCCCCTAGTTAATTCTTCAAAAATGCTATAAATTTTTTAGAAGAATTAGCGAAACGCCTTGATGCGGGAAACTCCTTAGAGCCAATAACTACCACCCTATAATAGAAACATTATAAGGGGAACACGGTTAATAGCCGTACCCAATGGTAATAATGTTATTGGATTGGACAATCCGCAGCGTTACTGTCTAAGTCCGTTATGATAGGATATGACAGGCGTTCAGAGACTGAACGGGTGTTGGTGAACAATGAAGGATTAACCATCCTGAGTTTGCTTAAGATACAGTCCGACCCTCTGGGAAACCTTAGGGAATATGTCGGGAGACGAAATGAACATGCACATTCCACAATCATTACAAACACAAACTGAATTAGAAAGAATTTGTTTAGTTCATGAAAATTTAATTAGCCCTGGTAATTCAAAACCTTCTATTGAAATTGTTCAAGATTCGGTTGTTGGTGCTTACTTATTGACAATTAAAGATAATAAATTAAACGAGTATCAAATGTATAATTATATGATGTTTAGTAAAAATTTTAATGGAAAATTACCTGAGCCTGAATTTAAGGAAAATGGAATAAATTATTGGTCTGGAAAACAATTATTTTCATTAATTTTACCTGATATTAATGTTACTCAAATTAAAAATGTAAAAATAATAAGAGGAAATATTGAAGATGGTTATTTATCAGAAAAATCATTAGGTAAAGATCAAGCAGGTATTATTAAACAAATATTTAATGCTTATGGAACAAATAAATGTGTTAAATTCTTAAATGATACTCAAAAATTAATTACAAGATGGATGATGGATCATAGTTTTTCAATTTCATTTGGTGATTCAATATTAAATAAAGAAGAAAGAAATAAAACAATTAATTTAATAGATAAATATTATGAAGAAATAAATGAATTATTAAATATGGCACATCATGGAACATATGCTACTGAATTAGATGACTCAATGAAACATTTAAAAATGGAAGCAGATATTAATGATAAATTAAGTAAAATTAATGAAGATGTTCAAAAATCAATTATGAAAAATATATCAAAAGAAAATGGATTTTATATATCTGGAGATTGGGGAGGTTCAGGTTCAAAAGGAAAATCAAGTAATATGTTACAAATCATGGGATGTGTTGGACAACAAATGATTTGGGGAAGTCGTATTGAAAATGGATTTTCTGGAAGAACATTGC